ACAGAAGGAGCTTAGTAATGAGACATATAAATAAGAGCGTAAGTTATGTAGACAAGATAGCCGCCCAACTCATCGATTATGGTCACGAGATAGGTGAATACACAGACAGGATGGAAGAGATCGATGACCTACTCGAAAAATATTATTACCAATTTTTGGAGAAAGGTTATTCATGTAAATCTGCTGCAGATAAAGCACATCAGCAAGTACAAGCTGACGGAATACCTTATGAAGAACACTCTCTTGTAAGCCTCTCCAACCTTTACCACAAGGAGAAGAAATGAACCATCCACATCACGTTAGACAAAGCATGAGCGACTGGGACATAGAGCACCAAGAATGTATTGGTCACGCTCTTGATGAAGGCATAGATAACTTTGCTGATATGCTGAGTTTCGCTGAAGCCCAGATGACCCATGTTGATACGCCGCACCTCAAACAACTATGGGGAAAACTCAAAGGAAAATCATGATGCCCAAAATCAAAATAACTAATGACTACAATTTACCTCAAGAGCTAGTCAACCTTGTGGAAGCTGATGCCTATGACAGAGGTGAAAGCCAAGCAAGTGCTACTGATCTCCTTAAGCCTAGCCGAATGTTTGCACTCCAACAAATGCATAAGGATGAACTGCAAATAGATGTTAGCGAAGCACTGAGATCAGAGTACGGTACAGCATGGCATGAAAAGATAGAACGCTATGTATCTAGCGACAGCATTGTAGAGAAACGCCTTTACGCTGTCTTCGGAGACTGGGTGCTATCAGGTAAGCCAGACCTGCTACAGTTCAATGATAAAACTCTCGTAGACTGGAAGACTGCTGGTGTATCTAGCTATCTAAACAAGGAGCGCGAAGAGTTCCAAGATTGGGAGCAACAACTAAACATCTATAAATTCTTATGGGAAGAGAATCACCCCGAACACCCAGTAGAACACATGAAAGTAGTTGTCTTCCTGATAGATTATTCACCCAGCAAACGTGAACAAAGCCTCGATTACCCGCATGTCTCAGTGCTTGAAGTAACCCCCACCATGTGGACGCACGAAGAAACAAGACAGTGGATATCAAACCGAATAGATAAGCATCAACAAGCATTAAAAGAATTACCCTTGTGTACCGACGAAGACCGCTGGCACCGAGGTGACAAGTGGGCAGCCATCAAACCAGGAGCATCAAGAGCGACAAGACTTTTTGCCAATGAATTTGAGGCCCAAGATTTTGCCCAAAAGAAAGGGCTTGACATCCAGCACCGACCTGGGGTATCACTCCGCTGTCGCTACTGGTGTGAAGTATCCCAGTTTTGTGACCAACATAAACTCCAAGAGGAAAACCAAAATGCCAAATTTTAAAGACCACCCAAGAGACCAACGTGTTAAAGCCTTAATTTGTGGAGACCCTGGTTCAGGTAAGACAGGAGCTTTAGCAACTCTCATAAATGCTGACTACAAGATAGCTGTGCTCGATTTCGATAACGGCTTGGACATACTCCACAGCTATGTCGAAGAAGATAAGCTAGGCAATCTTGACTACATAAGTTTTGATGTAGAAAATCAGGAGACACCTGACCTCGCCAAGAAACTCCTAAGGCACTGGAAGTATAAGGACATGGACTTAGGCCCTGTTACTGAATGGGGTTCCGATAAGGTAATTGTCATAGATTCAGCAAGCCTTTACGGTGAGTGTCTCTTGGCACACAGCAAAAAATCTGATGGACGTATGCGTTACTTCGATGCTGGCCAAGAATTAAAAAGAGTAATTCAATTCTTGACAGGCCCCCAAGTAAAATGTAATGTCATCGTCAACACACACATACAGACTATCGAAAACGATCAGGGCTTGATGAAGGGTTATCCCCAGATGATAGGCTCTGCAGTATCTAAATCTATCGGACGCTACTTCAATAACTTGTGGCGGCTCGACAGCAAGAGAATGGGAAGGGAGTCGGTTCCCATTGTTAGAACTAAGTCCGACTCATTTATGGCCTTGAAGTGTTCTGCACCCAAGGCAGTTGACGCAGAACATCCGCTCGATTATGCGGAGATGTTCCTTAAAATCAAATCAAATCAAAGAAAGGACTAAAAGATGAGCGATGAAGTTTTCGACCCGACCCAAGATGGCCTAGAGGAAGCCCCCGTATACAGGGCATATCCCGAAGGCAAGTACCTTGTAAAGCTCACTCAGTACGAGCCGAAGGTATCCAAGGCTGGTAACAATATGCATGAAGTTAGCTTGCGTGTTGAGGAAGCTCTCGATAATCAGGACTTGACTGATACTGAGAACAACTTTCCTCTTCGTATGTGGCTTCAACATCGGTCTCGTGATAAACGAGCGTGGCGCAAATTTATTGGTACCTTCAATGCCTCTCTCCTAGATGCTGTAGGCACTCCCTATACAGAACTCTTGGATGATTGCATCGGCAATACTGCTGTTGCTCATGTCACCCACGAGCTAGTTGAGGGCAACGATAAGCCTTTCGTGACCGTCAAGAAGCTTGAAAAAGCAGACGGTGTTCCACTCTAACTGAAAGAAAGGGCGTGGGGTATTGGTCCTTTCGCTGATACCCCATGCTTTTCCTTTTTGAAAAACCAGAACTACTAGCCCAGGCACCCAAGTATTTAACGCCTGAAACCAGTAAACAAATAAGGCGCATCTTTGACCTCGCTGAATTAAAATTATCTGGCAATCAATTTCGATGCCTCTTCCCTGCTAAGGGTGAGCACTTCTCCTCCACAAAAAACCAGCTGCCACGCCAAGATTCTGGCTACATAGCAGAAGCCTTTCTACCTAAGGTCCAGCAACTTATCCAGGAGATAGATGAAATAAATCCTGATCTCATTATAACTTTCGGCAAGGTTCCCTTCACCCTTCTCACTGGTCTAAGACTCAGTGATTACCGTGGAACCCTGTGTAAATACAAAAAATATCAGGTACTTCCCACTGTAGATATTCCTACCATGTTGAAGGATTTTTCTTCGCATCCCATTGTAAGGTCTGACTTGCGTAAGGCTAAGAGATTTCTTGAAGGCATCCAAAAGATACCCCGCAAGGTACACATAGTTAATCAGCTCTCAGATTTAGATGACATCAAACCAAAGCTAAAGGGTGTTGTCGCAATAGACGTAGAAACAAAAGATAGGCAGATAACTTGCGTATCATTTTCTCCTTCCTCTTCAGAGAGTTATGTGTTACCAATATGGCATTTAAATAATGAGGGTTACCACGCTTGGTCCCACGATCAGGAGTTAAAGCTTTGGGAGTTTATGTTTGACGTTCTTACAGGCGATTGCACAAAAGTTTTTCATAATGGCATCTACGATATTAGTTATTTCACTGATCATGGTATTCCTGTGGCTCTTCCTGTTGAAGACACTATGCTACTTCATCATTCAATATCTCCTGAGATGCAAAAGTCTTTGGGATTCCTGGGTTCTCTCTATTGCGACGAGGCGGCATGGAAAACCATGAACAAGAAGAAGAAGAAAGAACAACACAAAAAAGATGAGTGAAACTAAACTATTCAGGGCCGTCATATACCAAGCCTTACTTGACGCTACTAAAGATACTCAAGACCCAGAAAAACAAGAGGCTGTAAGCTGGTTTGTAAGTAGCACAGACTTCAATTATGTGTGTGACCTCGCTGAGTTAGACCCTGTATCCACTCAATCAAGAGCCTTAAACGTAATAAATCAACCAGTAAGTGTAACCGATTTCATAAGGAAAAGACTTAATGTCCTCCTCAGACACCAAACCTCCTCTCAATATTCCTAATGACTCTCAAGGCTGGCAGAACTATCGCAAAAGCAGACAAAAAGATTTAATTAATCACCCTGAACACTATACCAAAGGCATTGAAACCGTACACTACATCAAATCCTGGGGCATGTCTTATGAGCAGGGCAATGTAGTCAAGTATGTTTCACGCTACAACATAAAGCACCAGCAAAAAGAAAAACAAATCCAAGACCTCAAGAAAGCCTTGTGGTACCTTGAAGATATGATAAAAGATTTAGAGGAGCTACCCCCTATACCCAACCCCTATTGAGGTACCTATGGAAACCTATGATAAAATCCCCGCCGACTGGGGAAAAACTATTGCTCAACTTAGACATGACACAGGCATAACCCAACTAGAATTGTCCAGGCGATCTGGTGTAAGCCAATGTCACATAAGCTACCTGGAAAATGGGCGGCGTGATGCAACTCTCGGCACCCTGGAACTACTCTTAAATTCTATGGAGCATCAACTAGAAATAATCGCTAGGCCATGAAAACAGTAACCGACTTTAATCTTCTTGATGCACATGATCTTCACCTAGCCTACTGTGGTATGGATACCATGCTAACTCACGAGCTATACGGCATACTTGACCCCAAGCTGCAAGATGTTCGCCAAGTTTATGAGTTTGAAAAGAGCTTACTCAATCCTGTACACACCATGATGATGCGCGGTATCAAAATAGATGTTGAAGCTCGAATCAAAATAGTAGATGAGGCCCAACAACGAATCACCAAGTATCGCTTGGCCCTGGATGAGCTGACTACCCACATAACAGGTAAACCTATCAATCCTAACTCTCACCTACAACTAAAGAAATTTTTCTATGGCACCCTCATGATACCAACTCAGACCCACTCAAAGGCAGGTGTAAGAAGCATCACTTGCAATCGAGTAGCCCTAGAAAGAATAGGAAAAAATTATCTGCTGGCTCGTCCTTTTGTAAAATTAATCCTGGCTATACGCGACCTAGAAAAACAATGCCAGACCCTAAATAAAGCCTTGGCTAAAGGTGACCGTTGGGCGGCTGGCTATAATATAGCTGGCACTGACACAGGCCGCTGGTCTAGCAGTGATCACCCCTTAAGGCACTCAGCCAATGTACAAAACATAGACCCCTCACTAAGGCAGGTATTTATTGCCGAGCCTGATCACTATCTAGTATACTGTGATTTGGCTGGCGCTGAAGCACGAGCAGTTGCTTACCT